AGACATGCGTACAGTGAAATTACTGTCGCGTTCTCTGGGTGTAGCCCAAGATACTAACGCTTCTCTCATGCCCACCAAGGTCTTATCAATTTCTTCTTCTGTAAGTGGCAGAGGTGTGCCGTCTGATAGCTTCTCAAGGTGCTTGTAGATGTCGGGTACTAGTGTATTAAGCTTCATGCTGAACGTCCTTTATGTTTTTAATTGTGTTCTTTATAATGTTTAGGTCTGCCTTGAACCACTCGTTAACGTGTTCAATCTTATTTTTCTTCAGCTTAGAGTGTATTGTTTTCTCAGCTTCGCGCCTGTCGTCAAAATACTCAGTGTACTCTATCATATAATCTCTAAAGGGTGAAGAGGTTTGATAGCTTGAACATCTATCAGATGCATCGACAGCCATTCCAACCTTGTACCAACCTTTCCATGCAGGGTTAGAGATAACATAGACATGACCCTCATTAGATTTTTCATAACCTTCAAGTGCAGAGAAGGCGGCAGACTCAAAGTTCTTGTAGTGTCCTGCCTTGTACAAAGGATGAGACTTAGGCACGTACTTGCCGTTAACATACATTCTATTTGGGTTGCTAATTGGATTATGATAATTGCGGTTAGGATTATTACAAGCTCTACAGTACTCTCTTCCATCTCTTTTAAGAGCAGGACTCCAAGTAACGTCTGTTAACTCTACGCCGCACCGATTACAATCTTGATTAATGTGTTTCACTCCAGTTCTCCCCGACTTTATAGTCTCCGTCCAGTGGACAGTTTAGATTAAAGATACATCCCGCTTCTCTAATAGCGTGGACACCTAGCTTACCTACCTCTACTGCATCATCAAGGTGACACTCTATCTGCCATTCGTCATGTACGTTGGCTACAAACTTAGCATCGTATCCATGATTAGTTATCTTCTGGTCTAAGATGATTAGTGCTTTCTTCATCACGATTGCTCCTGCTCCTTGCAACAAGGTATTCAAAGCGGCATGTTCTGAGCGAACAGTCAAGCGTCTACCATCTAGTCCTTTAACGAATCCGCTTTTAGCTTCTCTCTGTACTCTGTCCGTAAGAGTTTTAAATGATGGTAGGTTATCAAAGAACCGTTGTCTAAGTCCTTTACCACTTGCTCTACCTCTGTTAGCCACAGACCCAAGCTTTGCATCTCCGGCTCCGTACAGGAGGGCATAGATGAAAGTTTTTGCCTGATTTCTTGACTCAAGTCCTGCAAGCTTTTGATTAGTGGTGTGTATGTCTCCATTAAGGATTTCATTTGTATAGCCCTCGTCATTTAAATAATGTGCTAACATTCTAAGCTCAAGCCCAGAAGCGTCGATCCCAACCAGACGATAGTTCTCTGGCACTGTCCAACAAGATCGGCAATCTTCGCCATACGGTGACGAACTACTAGGAATTTGAGCCATGTTAGGATGTGAATGAGTCATGCGCGATGTCACTGCACCATTAGGATTGACGTAACCATGTACTCTTCCAGTAGTTTCATCAAGCTCCTTGATCCAACTCTTAGTTTGAGCCAAGCGTTTCTGTACCATCAGGTACTTAGCAATCAACAAAGCCTGTGGAATACCTCTAACTTTATTTAGTGTTGCTTCGTCCACAATGGGCTGACCTGTAGGTGTATGCTTCTGCGGCTTCCAACCAAAACGAATTAGGTACTCACCAATCTGCTTACGTGAGCCTAAGTTAAAAGGCGTTTCAGTTTTACGAGCAATGGGCTTACAGTCTATGTCCAACGATAGTCTCTCATGCTCCTCGTCAGATAGCCGCACACCACTACCGTGTTGATCAGTGGCTGTCTTGGCTACTGCGCCTGTTGCTATGAACTTAGGTGTCAGTATCTGAGTAGTGACTACAGGCCGGAACTCTTCCTGTACCTCTGACTCTAGATCATGTAGCTTAGTTTCAAACATAGCCATTAAAAGCATTGTCTTTTGAAGGTCTAAAACAAAACCATTGTACCGTTGCTGATCAATGATCTTAGCTACTGCGTGTTCTATTTGCACTGACTCTGGTGTAAAGCCGCGACTCTCAACCTTGAGTGCTTCATATACTTTAGTATTAAGCAACACATCGTTCTTACAATACTCTAGCATCTCAGGTGTGTACTCGTCCCAAGCATCGTCTTGCTTTCCAAAGTCTCCTTTCTTAAAGCCTAGACGATAGCCCCACCCTTCAAGTCCGTGGTTGCCTTCGCGTGTTGGCTTGAAGAGGCGTGACAGTACGAGTGTATCAACAATCTTCTTGTCGAACAGGTCTATGCCTGAAATTTTCTTAATGACAGGGATGTCATAGCCTATCAAGTTATGGCCTATCAGTTTAGTTGCGGCACGTAACAGACCGTACCCTGCTTCTAGCTGAGTGTTGTCAAACGTGAACACATCCTTCGTGTCTACGTCTTGAGCCACGATGCAATGAATCTTTGTGGGGTCTAAGCCGTCTGCTTCTATATCAAATACTAAGTTACTCATATTATTTCCTCTGCGAACTGCGATTCATCATAGTCATCAAGCTCTCTGAGCCGTCCTGTACTGTTATCATACAGCAACTGAGAAGCAATGCCAACATCTCCGGTGTACCTAGACTTCAACACCCTGACCTTTGTGGTCGATGCTTCTATCTGATCATCTGATTGTTGGTTACGCTCCAGTGCAATCACACAGTCACTCAACTGAGCAATACTTTGTGACCCTCTGAGATGATTTAGTCCTGTCTCTATTCCGTTCTCATGCCCACGGTTGCCCTCTACTCTGCGGAGGTGTGACACTAGGATCATACCGCACCCTGTCTCCTCTACCATAGTACGCAATCGGTGCATGATCTGATCAATAGCTTTACGCTCGTCGTTCTCAAGCGTAGACAGAACAAGCATGTGAAGGTGGTCAACTATAACCCACTTACAATCTAAACCAATGATCATGTAGCGTAGCTTACTAAAGATCTCTTCAAGGTTATTGACACCGTGATGGGCGTGTACCCATACCCGACCTTTGTTCTCGCCCATAAAGACTTTGTTGAAGTAGCCATCCAGTTCTTCTTCACTGAACTCAGCCTTAACACTATCAAGATGTAGCTTGGCGTTTGCTTCCACTGCCATGATACCTTCAGCAGTACGTGACCAACTCTCTTCAAGTGCTAACACACCTACGTTATCTTCTGTTTTATTTATCAACCAGTGTTCAATCTCTCTGGTCACAGAAGACTTACCTAGTCCTGTGCCGCCTGTAAGGGTCACAAGCTCACCTGCTCTCATGCCTTCTAGCTTCTTGTTGAGGCCATACCAAGGATAAGGTATAGCTGTTTTCTTTTCTGACCGTAGCTTCTGATATGCTTCAAGCTGTTCGGACATGTTCAGTACACCAGAAGGTGTATAAAGTTTAGCGTCCCAAAAAGAACTGACGTACTCTGCGTGTCTACCCTTGCGTAACATATCGTTAGCATCTTTGTAGTCTACTGGCAGTGTCATTATCTTAGCTTTCTTGGGGGTGAGTAGCTTAGCCACAGCTATCGCGGCTTCCTTGCCCACCTTGTCGTTGTCAAAATTAATACAGATAGTCTCGAATGACTCAAGGTACTCAAGACTATTCTTAACATCGCCCACTCCACCTGACGCACCTGATCTAATAGAAACGACAGGCCACTTACTCCCCATAAGTTCATAAGCGGCCATCGCATCACACTCACCTTCTACTAAAGTTATAAACTTACCACCTGCTTTGAACAGGTTCTCGCCAAACAATCCTACATCCTTCGGGCTACCTGTCCACGCAAAGTTCTTATCCTGCCTACGAACCTTGGTTGCCGCGAACTCATGCCCATTGTAGTAAGGGTAGTAGTGCTTGTCTATCTTCGTGCCGTTGGTTGTTGATTTAACACCGTACTTCTTCGCTGTTTCTAAACTTATCTTGCGGTCAGTCAATGCATTGTATGTAGCTGTTGAGTTGTGGTTCATTGTACTGTCCTTGGGACACACATCAAATTCCGTTAAGGTGTCGAGTTGTTGCACTTCCGTTGTGCCGTAGTCTGGTAAATATGTACTGCAACTGAAGCACCACCCAGATCCATTAGCGTTAACTGAAACTGGGTCGCTCCCTCCACAAGCAGGACACGGTTGCTTATGTTTAACAAAAGGCAAGAGCCTTACTCCTCAGTTATTTCTACTTCCTCTGTAGCTATCGCCTCGTCCGTGAGGTGGTTAGTTTTAAGATCGTTGATCAGCGATACACTTGCTGATTTCATAAGCCCGACCATTATCTGTGCTTCACGCATTTTAGTATCTGCCTCTACTAAGTGTGCTACGATTAAGTTACCATCATCTGATAGCAACTCTGTATCATAACTAACTTCATCTAATGTGACAATTCCCATTACAGTTCGTCCTCCATTGCTGTCTCTACATAAGCGCCATCAAACTCAGCACCGTCTGGTGTTCCTACCTCTACTAAATCAAGAACCTGCATTGCTTGAAAGTCTAAGCCTTTGAACGAGCCATACTTATTAGTAACTTCCCACTCGTTGTACTGCACCTTCACTGCTGAGCCGTTGCCGACCTGTGCATCTAAGGGTTGCTTGAACTTATCTACTAGCTTTGGTGCTTGTCGTATCGCTCCGTCCTTACCGTCAACCTTACGCTTAATTAAAATAGATGGGCCTTCATCCATCTGCTTGATGGTGTAGCCGCGTGATTTAAAATCTTCTGCGGTAGCCTCGTCAATAACTAGGTTGACTTCATACGTAGGTTCAAACCTTGTGTTGGGTGTAAGCACTGATGCCCACATTGCTGTACCTTCTAAGATAGCCATATTACTTTTCCTTTATGTCGTGATTAAAATTGAATGTGGAGTATACCACAGTGGTGTAACCTTGTCAAGCTTTACTTTTCATTAACGTATCATACTCAGTACTGTCAATAATAAACTGTATGACAGACTGCTCTTTAACATTGTACATAACACAAGCCCTGCTCAACGGTGTCTTACCATCCACCACCTCTGTCGCGGCTCTAGCTGTTGCAACTGCGGCAGGGCTTGGACTACCTGATATGCTCTCTGCGAACATTAGTTCCTCTCCTCGTCTATCATTAGCTCTGAAATGTACAGCAGTTTAATAGCCACTGCCATTGTTATAGTACCTACAAATAATAAAACAATATTATATATCATACAAAACCTCACTTTAATAATAGAAAAACGACTGCAAAAAAGTATGCAATTGAACATAAGAATAGGAACCTAATCACTCTTACAATTGCTACAGGCTTAGGCTCTTGCTCCAGTACATTATTCTTTATCCATCTTAGTAACCCAAGGCCAGTGTCGCTCAGACAGTTTACTGCTTTCATCATCATCTTCTTTTAACTCCTCTCTATTGTATTTAAAGATAGCATCAAAGTTTGAACTGTACTTCTCTGCGTCTACCTTACGTTGTCTATCACCTTTGCCACCATGCGTAGCGTCACTCATCTTAATCGTCCATCCATATCTTACCCAGTGTGATAATCATAAACGGTAACAGCAGTACTGTGCCTTCAAAGGATGCCGCATCTACGCTGTCTGTTTCTGAATTAGTTATCCACACTGGTCGGCTGTCTGCAAACTCAAGGTCTAAACCTACACCGTTTCGTAGGTCAAGACTCAAGTAGTATTCTCCAAATGATTTAGTCATATCTTTATTTCCTATAAGGTTTAATGTATTCACCGACAGTCAGGTCGGAACTAACAATATGATTTATAACTACTCCCCACTCAGCAATAGTCCAATACTTCTTATCGCCAGAAACTATATCAAGTAGAGCATCTTGTAAAGCATATTCATTTCTATCAAAAATGTAGCGCACCTTGAGATGCGCTTTAGAGTCTAAAGTAAATGGTGCTACTGGTATTTTCATTATGCCGCCTTCATAAAGGGATTGTGTTTAATAGCTTCTTGCACTACCTGTTGTCTATCGTTCTCAATGGATGCAATGTTAGCTCGGCTCGAAGACCTTGACACATCACAGTGAGTAGACCAATCAGTCATAGCATTATACACTGCCCAGTAGTTATCTCCAAGTCGTTTAGAATATACACTGGAGTATACATTCCACATATAAGCTAGGTTATTGTTACGTCTTGGCATATCACCCATAATATATTCAGGGACAGTGCCGCCTTGATAGAGTAGGTCTAGTGCTGTCTTACACTTTAGTGCCTCGGCAAAGTGTTTGAATGCTCTAAGCGGAGTACACTCTGTGCCATGCCATTCTCTCCATAGATCACGTTGCTGATCAAAGACTTCTAAAGACTTAGTAATTACTCTGCCGCCCTGCTCAATGTCTAAGGACTGAGTGTGCTTAGATTTATATACTGAAACCTCACCGCCTACAAAGACTTGAAGATTAGTACATGCTGACTGTGTTGCCGCGGCACTGATTAAGAAAGGCCATGTCCCATCGAAAGATGATAAGGCTAACAAGCTAAGCGATGCACTGTCACCGTCACTGGTTGTATAAGTATGTTCGGGTAGCTTGTATTGAACAAAGGTTCTTGAGCCACTGTGAGATGTCCTAATAGTTTCTTGCATGTTGTTAATAGATAACCCCGAACGCTCAATGATGTTGCGCGTCACATCTATCATGTGCTTTGGTGCTACTGCTTTGTAACCGTGACCATGAATACCTAACTCTTCACATGTGTCAGTACGATAGATAACATTCTTGGAACTAGGAAACCCAGTGCCGTCAGCATAATAAACCAAAGGCGCAGTGGCTATATCAAAGTTAGCAGAGCCATAACCTCCATCCCTTATTGCTGTTAAACCTGTATTGTTTTTAAACATCGGTGTAATATTATTCATTTTGTTTTCCTTTTTTATAACCGTTATAATTTATTTTAAAGATGGTAACATATTAGAACTCTATTGTCAACATCTATTTAGTTGTGTACTCTCTTGACTTTCAAACCAATCTGTGCTATAATAGACTTTATAGTTTAAAAGAAAAGAGAAAAGAAAATATTAACATAACCCTTCATAGTCTTTATAGACTATATAGTGAGATCGGTTTCAACCTCCAAAGCATAATCATCCTC